AAAGAGCAGTAAATACGCTAAGAGATTCTTTTGATGTAACGGATGCCACTGTTTATCTAAGAGGCGATGAAAACAATTATTATTTATCAGCGCAAATCGGAGATGTTGAAGGTATTGAAATAGGTTTCTTGAACGGCCGGGAAGACCCGGAGATCTTAGTTCAAGATCAGCCAACAGTAGGTAATGTATTCGTATATGATACGATTAGATATAAAGTGCGCCATGAGTACGGCGGGGCAGTAGTTGATTTCCGCGCTTTTGCTGGCGCAATAGTAGCATAAACTAACTTAATGGCGATGGCCCCGCTGGGAAACTAGCGGGGCACAGCTGTTAGGCTGAAAAATGCTTAATGTTAAGGAGGAATAAATGGCTAAATATTCACGCACCAAGTTTTTTATAGCAGAACAAAGAGGAAGTAGTAAAACAATAGCAGCTAATACAGATTTGACCGCTGATGATATAAATGCACATGGTTATAGTTTTATAATCATCAACGGTGCCTTTACTTTAACTTTACCAGCAGCAAGCAGTTTTTTAAAAGGTGTAACTGTATTAGTGCATGGCAACAACGCTAGTTCAAAAGTAGATGTAGCCGCAGGTTTTGGTGGTGGTGGCGCAAGTTACGACACAGTAACAGTGGGAGCTTATAATACCGTAAAGTTTTGGTGTAACGGAAGTTTCTGGTATGCTCTTTCAGAAGCTGTCGGTGCCTCTTAATGGCGATAGGTCCTAAAGGCCGTAGCTGTTAAGCTGGAAAATGCTTAATGTTAGGAGGTAGTTAATGGCAAAAAAGATTCGTTATAAATACTTCGTCGCACAACGTCGCGGCGATACTTCTTTATCTAAATCAAGCGACTATACGCTTACTGAAGATGATATATTAAAATATGCTTATTCTTTTATAAAATTAGATACTAACGCTAAGTTAACGCTTCCAGTTCCTACTGCGGCTTTAAAAGGCGTTAGTATTTTTGTTCATTGTACCGATAGAGGATATATCTTTTGTTCTGGGGGGTTCGGGGGGGGCGGTAATAATTATGATACTGTCAATCTTTATAATTACGATTCAGTCGAATGTTGGTGCGATGGCACTTATTGGTATGCAATATCTGTTAGTGTAACCGCAGTCGTATCAAGTTCGTCCTCTAGTTCTTCGAGCTCATCAAGTTCAAGTTCTAGTTCTTCGAGTTCAAGAAGTTCATCTAGTTCTAGCAGTTCTTCGAGTTCAAGAAGTTCTTCAAGTAGTTCGAGTAGTTCAAGTAGTTCTTCAATAAGTTCTAGCTCTTCTTCATCTAGCAGCTCAAGTCAGTCAAGCAGTTCTAGTAGTTCAAGCAGTTCATCGAGTTCAAGCAATTCTAGCAGTTCTAGTAGTTCTTCAAGAAGTTCTAGTTCTTCAAGTAGTTCAAGCAATTCTAGCAGTTCTAGTAGTTCTTCAAGAAGTTCTAGTTCTTCAAGTAGTTCAAGCATATCTAGCAGTTCAAGTAGTTCGTCGAGTTCAAGTAATTCTAGCAGTTCAAGTTCTTCTAGTTCAAGCAGCTCAAGAGGTTCTTCTAGTTCTAGTTCTTCCAGTTCAAGAAGTTCATCTAGCTCAAGCAGTTCAAGTTCTTCAAGGTCAAGTTCTTCGAGTTCTAGAAGTTCTAGCTCTAGCTCAAGCAGTTCAAGTTCTTCGAGCTCTAGTAGTTCAAGAAGTTCTAGTTCATCATCTAGTTCTAGCAGCAGTTTAAGTAGTTCAAGTTCATCAAGTACAAAATAAGGAGCTAATTTATGGCAGCCCCTACTTATAGATGTCCATATAAAAACAATGGCGCAACCGGGATAACCTGTGAAAATATTGCTTGCGGTGCATATAACTTTAGAAAAGAAGACTGTAATATCATCATGTTTTATCGCAAGCAGATAAGATTAGCAGGAGCTCCGTCAAAAGATGCGCTCGTAGACGGCGTAACAGATTATTCTAGTTCCAGTTCTTCTAGTTCATCGTCATCGAGATCATCTTCTTCTAGTTCATCGAGCTCTAGTTCTTCTTCTAAATCAACTTCTTCTTCAAGCTCGAGTTCATCCAGTTCTAGCACGAAGTAAGGAGATGAAGCAATATGACGATGACGAAAGAAGACTACATCTCAAGACTCGAGACCGCGTTACAAGATACCGCTGAAAAACTACAGCCTGACGATAAAGATAGACTTTTATCTCAGGCTGTAATTATTTATTCCAAAGATAGACCGAGAAAGACAATTCATGAAATAACCGGCGATGGTACTTCTTATGATTTTGCTTTACCATCTTCTTGGATAGAAGGATTTTCCGCTATTGTAAGCAAAATAGAATATCCAGCAGATGATTATCAAAATCCGGTTTATATTGAAGACGATGAATGGACATTTTTCTTAAAATTAGTTGTAGGTATAACTACAAAATATATAAGATTTACCACATTTACGCCAGCAAGCACTAAAATTGCCAGATTTTTATACACAGTACCACATACATTAAATGATACGACAAACACTATTACTGATAATGATATAGAGGCAGTTGTTGCATTGGCTGCCGCTCTTTGTTTTTGGGCTCTTGCGGCTAAATTCGCGCAGACAACAGATCCTACTATCGACGCCGATGTTATTGATTATCAGCGCAAATCAGATCTTTATGCTACCTTGGCCAAAGAAAAACTTTCTATTTATAATTCTTTAATGGGCTTAGGTGCAGAAGCTAAAGGCGCTGCGGCTGCTACAGCTGGCGTTGAAGTGAAGGATCTCGATGTCATATTCCCTTGGGGTGAAGATTATCTAACGCACCCAATAAGGCAGCGCTAACTTCTCCCCAAAAACAAAGATAAACTGTGAAGGCGGAGATAGATATTACTTTATTATATATAAGTATTTATTTATTATATATACTATAATATTTATACTCCCCTTAATTTAAAATTAAATGTCATTAAGTATAATTCGGTCAAAGATAAAAACTGAAATTGAAGAAGTTATAACTTCAAGCATAGGTACAGTCTATGATTATCGAAGATACTGCAACGATCTAGCTACTTATAAGGATTTATTTATAAGAAACGCTAAAGTGAACACCTGGGAAATCGAAAGAGAAAGTTTTTCAAGAACTGAACACGGCGGTTCAGGAGGCATAGAAGTGCCGACGCATAATTTTATCATTAGGGGTTTTTATGCAGTTGACGACTCTTTGGAGAGTGATAAAGTATTTCAAGATAGTTACGTAGAGCCGATATGCCAAAAATTTATGAACAATCCCACGCTAGACGGTGTTTGTGATATTATTCTTATGCCTGTAACTGGCGTGATAAATATAGATAGGTTGGGCGGAATTTTGGTACACAAAGTTGAGATCCGCATTAGTATAACAGAAAGAAGGATATTTTAAAAAGGAGGAGGATATGATTAGTAGAATTTGTCAAATCGCTGGCAAAATTGAATCACCTAGTGGAACAGCTGCTACTTTGACAGCGGCAGAAGCAACAATATTAGCGTATGATCCTGTAATGGATGCAGAATTTGAACAGTTTAAAAGAAACCCGGTAGTAAAGCATATGTCAAGATTTGCTTCTGAGCCAGGCGCAAGGAAAATGGGATTAACATTTAAAGCAGAACTTATGGGACCTCTCTCTGCGGCAAAAGGAGTTACCTTGGCTATTACGCCATATTTAAGGGCCTGCGGCTTTTCAGAAACGCTATCAGTCGGCGTAAGCAATATTTATGTGCCAATTTCAAGCAGTTTTGTAACTGCGACAATAGCTCAGTATATAGACGGATTACGCAAGACTATGCTGGGGTGCGCTGGTAATGTTAAGTTTCAATTTAAAGTAGGCGAACCAGTGATGTGCGATTTTGCTTTCCAAGGCAAATATAACGAGCATAGCGATCAAACAATGTTAGCTCCGGCATATCCGGCACAAGTTCCTCTTTTGTTTATGGGAGCTTCTGTAACTATTCTAGGAAGCACTTTAGTTATCGATAATTTAGAAATAGATATGCAGAACGAAATAGTGCTTTCTCCACTTCCGTCAGATGTCAGCGGCATAGATTACGCAAAAATAACTGGCAGAAATCCTATAATGACATTTGATCCAGAATTAGTCGCGGTTTCAAGCCATGATTTTTACGAGAAATTAAAATCCCGTGCTACTGCTGCGGTTACAATAGTAATAGGCGATGTTAATAGCAATAAAATAACATTTTCCCTGCCGGCAGTAAGATATACTGGAATTAAACAGGGCGATAGGTCTGGAATAAGTATCGCCAATGCCACTTGTGAAGTTTGTAAAAGCGCAGACGCTGGAAACGATGAAATTACGTTAACTATGGCTTCTAGTTCGAGTTCTAGTTCAAGTTCATCGAGTTCTAGTTCATCTAGCGCTGCTGCTTAATGAGATAATAATGGCTAGCGATTTTGTCTGTGAAATTAATGTTGAACTTGCCATCCCTGATTTTATGGATGCAAGCGTTCCTTTAGAGCAGATTGCCAAAAAGGTTGCCACTGATTCTCAAAGGAATATCCGCCAGCAAACTAATTTGGATGGTTCTCGGTATCAACCGCTTTCAAGAAAGACTATCCAAGATAAGATAAGAGAACGTTCAGAAAATCCGCGTATGGCTCTATATAGAAAAGGCATTATGTATAGGGCCATACATGTTTATCGGCGAGGTAAAAATCTTTTTGAGGTGGGGGTTATTCCGCGTGGAAGTCCAAGACGAGATTTAGTGGGTATGATCCATCAAGAAATAGGCCCTGTAATAAGGAGTTTTTTAGGTTTTTCAGAAACTACTTATGCCTGGGCAAGGGCAAGGATAGAACGCTGGCTAGCAGAACGGATACAAAAAGCTGCTAAAAAGTTTATTAATCTAAAATATTAGAAAGGAGCTCTGGAAAAAATGATAGACCCGATTAGTGTAGGGCAGATAAAAGAATATGTATTAAAATCTGATAAAACAAATCCGACAATATGGCTGATAGGGCCATTAGACTCTATTACAAAATCAAAGATCATAGCTAGTTTTGGCAGAATTGAAATAGTGGATAATAAACCGGTTTATATCCAAGGCAATATTGATTTTACGCAGAATAATTTTACCATTGTCAAATATGGCCTTAAAGGATTTAAAAATTTTCTTCTCGACGGAAAAGAGGTTGAATTTAAGATAAATAAAGAAAAAGTTTTTGACCGGGAGATAGAAATTGTCTCGGAGGATACTCTGAAAATAATTCCTTTATTTGTTATTAATGAATTAGCTTCTGTAATCTGGGGAGAAAATCAGGTAAGTGAGGACTTAGAAAAAAACTGACATTGGCAGTTGAGGTTTCGTCATTAGGGCTTAGCTGCCATAATTGTAATGAAGCACAGAAAAAATTTAGAGGCTGTTTCGGTAATCCCGTTCAGCCTTATTTAATAGATGGTAAGCCGGCAGACAGATGCGTCGTAAAATTATTGCCGGTAGAAATGAAAGATTATATACGATATTATGAATATTACAAAAAAGGGCTTTTGCCATTCCGAGGCGGTATATCTGAACAGCCGGCAAAATTATTGGATATCTTTGATATATTAGAAGCAGCTGAGATGGAAATAATGAAAAATAGATATAGGGTGTAATATGGCTGGAGAACAAAATTTTAAAGTTAATTTATCGTTTCGCGACGAAGCTACCGGTAAATTTGTAAAAGCAACCGATGATATGATTGCTTCGATGAAAAGGGTTGGCGTTGTTGTGAAGAAAGAGGGTGCCGGCGTTGGCGTAGATTTGGATAAAATGGCTGCTGGACATGAAAAGGCTGGCCGTGCATCAAGATTCCATAGGACAGCCATTACTGAACTGCAGGGGAGTATAGGTTCGTTAAGAAATATACTTTTATTATATTTCTTTGCCATGCGGCCTATTTTGAAATTATATAATGAAACTACACAGGCTGCAATAGCGCAGGAAAATGCTGAAACGCGTCTTGCCGCCGCTTTTGCGGCTACTGGACGCGGTTCACAGGAATCCGTAAAAAATATAAATGAACTTGCTTCTCAAATGCAAAGTCTTACCGGTTATGCTGATGACCAGATTATCGCCTCTTCAGCTATCTTAGCCACTTATAGATTAAATGAAAGCCAGATTAGAAAAACTATTCCTGTTTTGCTTGACATGACTTCTGCCTTAAAAGCAGGTGGAGACTCAAGTGCTAATTTAGAGGCTATTGCCAAGCGATTAGGCCTTGCTTTTACCGGACAGGCAACTTATCTAAAACGCTATGGAATTGTTATTGATGAGGCGACAGCAAAACACGGGACTTTTGACCAGATTTTACAAGCGGTAGAAAAGTCTGTTAGCGGCGTATCGGAAGCAATGGGCAAAACCTTTACAGGACAGGTAAATATCTTTAAGGCTGCAATGAGTGATTTAAATGAATCGTTTGGTATGATAATTATTAAATCTCCGGTTGTTATAGCGTCGTTGCAGTTAATTTCTGAAACAGTAAAAGAAATGACTAAGGATGTTGATTCCAACCGTGAAGCAACGAATAACTTTTTAGAAACATGGGAAAGAATTGCAGCAGCTGTTATCGGCGTAGTTGAGAGCATTAAATTTTTATGGAGAATAGTTTTAGAAGCACTACGAGGCATACTAATTGTAATGTTTAAAGCGATTGAATTAGTTGGGAATTTTATTATTAAAGTTGCTGAAGCCGGCAAAAAACTCGCTGAATTAACTCCTTTGACTAAACGCCTTGCAGCTAATTATCAATTAGTAATCGATGAAACGACTGTTTGGCGAGATATATCTAAAGGCGCAGCCAATGGGATAATATCAGATTTTGAAAAAACAGCTCTTGCAATAGGAGAGACTATTGACAGTATGGTAGATCAATATGAAAAAGTAGAAATAGGCGCTGCTAAAGTTATTGAAAGTCAAAAAGAAGGTTTT